CATAGGGGGGTAGGCAAAAAGGGGTATACCCTTCTCAGATATTGAGGTCAGAAAATATTATAACAAGGCTGTGATGCTTTTGGACATGGACAAGCTGTTAGCAGAACTGCGAAATGGCAAGAACATAGAGGTCAAGGAAACTAAAGACGAGTACATAGTCCTTGTGGTAACGAAGAAGATAATAGAGCGAATACCGAAGGACAAAGTTAATATAGAACGTCGTTGAGAGTGGTCAATGGCAAGAGCTAAGCGGAGCTGACTTGTAGAAGTGTCTACAGATTGGCTCTTTTTTATTGTTTTGGGGGTGCGTATGGCAAGGCGAGGTTCTAAAGCCAAATCAAATGTTATCGGTGCACAGAACATCACTGTTGACTTAGGCACATTGTACCCAAAGCAGAAGGAGTTCTTTGAGAGCAAGACACTGTTCACGGCTTATGGCGGTGCAAGGGGTGGCGGTAAGTCACACGCAATCAGGGTGTTGTCTGTGTTCGGTGCGTTGAAGCACGAGGGCATCAAGATACTTATTGTTCGTAGGTCATACCCAGAGCTACAACAGAACCATATTGAACCCTTGATAAAGATGGTGCCTCAACAAATAGCCTCTTACAACGGCACTGTGCACTGCATGTACTTTGCCAACGGTTCAACGATTAAGTTTGGTTACCTGTCTGGATTAGATAGTGAACAGGCATACCAAGGTCAGGAGTACGATTGGATATTTCTTGACGAGGCAACGCAATTTACAGAACGGGAATTTCGGCTTCTCGGTGGCTGTCTGCGTGGTGTTAATGACTTTCCAAAGAGATTTTACCTAACATGTAACCCCGGTGGTATAGGTCACGCTTGGGTTAAAAGGTTGTTTATAGATCGCAAGTTCAAGACTGACTCTGACAATCCAGAGGAAAACGAGAACCCGAAGGATTACAAATTCATCTTTGCAAGCATAGAGGACAACATAGCGTTCAAGGAAGCTGACCCTGTAGGCTATGCCAACTACCTCAAGATGTTGTCGCAGTTGCCAGAGAACATACGGAAAGGCCACAGGTACGGCGATTGGAACTCATTATCCGGAGTGTACTTCCCTGAGTTCTCAGAAGCAAGACACGTTATCAAGCCCATTGACATCCCTAAGAGTTGGAACAGATACAGAGCACTTGACTACGGTTTGGACATGCTTGCTTGCTATTGGATCGCTGTAGACCCTGACGGCAGGAACTATGTGTACAGGGAGTTGTGCAAGCCTAACTTAACTGCAAGTGACGCTGCTAAAGAGATACTTAACTACACCATGCCCGATGAAAATATAATCACGACATTTGTACCTCCTGATATGTGGAACAGACAGAAGGACACAGGCAAGACAATAGCAGAAGTGTTCCTCGAAAACGGTCTCGGCATTACAAAGGCTGACAACAACCTGTTCCAAGGCGGTATGCAGATAAAAGAGTTCCTGAAGGACATGCCTGACGGGAAACCCGCAATAGTGTTCTTTGATACATGCAAACAAGTGATTGAACACATTTCAATTATACAGGCTGACGAGAAAGACCCTAATAAGTATGCAAAAAAACCTCACGACATCACACACACAGTAGACGGAATTAGGTACTACTGCATATCCAGAACACTACCTACCGAGGTGTACGAGGAACAAGAGTTATATGACGACGACGAGTACGAGGAAGATTACGAAAGCTACATGACCGGCGGTGAGGTTACATCGTCATATATGGGATTTTAGGAGGTTACAGATGTTTGTTTACATACTGCTTGTGCTGATTATCGTGCTCTTGCTATACATCGGCAAGAACCTTGAGCGCAAGTTAGATAAAGTCGAACAAGGGATAGAAAACCTATTGACTATTTTTGGCGCAGAAGAACCTCAAGAAATTACGATAGATGTTGATAACGAGGAAGCAAATCGCAAGGCAATCGAGCTTGACAAGATGTACTCCGAGGGTGTTATGAACATTCTGACTTACGGCTCTGACAGCCGAAGAAAGAAGGATGAATAATGGCTAAGAGTAAAGTGGACCACTTATCGGTGTGGAAAGAGTTTGAGAAAGGCCGCAACTTCAAGAACCAGATTAAGCTCTACGATACCGTTCGTGACAATGAGAACTTCTTTATAGGCAAGCAGTGGGAAGGTGTAGACGCTAACGGTTTGCCGACGCCAGTGTTTAACTTCATTAAGCGTGTTGTGCTGTTCACAGTCGCAAGCATTTCTTCCGGTAACGTGAAGATGCAAGCTGTCCCCTTCTTTGGCGACAGTTCCCATGGCACAACCAGAGTGTCCAACATAATCAACGCAGAGTTTGACAAGCTGTTTGAACGGAACAAGATAGTTTCAACGTTCAGAGAAGTTGTTAGAAATGCGGCAGTTGACGGTGACGGTTGCACTTACACCTACTGGGACCCCGATATTGAAACAGGACAGCCGAGCAAGGGCGCAATAGTTACTGAGCTTATAGAAAACACAAGGGTTTACTTTGGCAACGCAAATGACAGGCGAGTACAGCGACAACCCTACATCATTATTGAAAAACGTGAAATGGTTGATGAAATACAGGACAGAGCAAAGGAAAACGGTGTTTCGGATTGGGAAGCAATCAAACCTGACACTGAAACACAGTCAATGGACAACGCTTTCCAGACTGACGACAAGGTAACGGTACTGCTCCGCATGTGGAAGAACAAGGAAACCAAAACCATATGGGCGGTTGAAACAACTAAAGACTTCACGATTAGGGAACCTTGGGATACAGGCTTAACCCTTTACCCCATCACATGGCTTAACTGGGATTACATACAGGATTGCTACCATGGACAAGCAATGGCTACAGGACTGATACCCAATCAGGAGTTTGTCAACAAGGCTTACGCCATGAGCATGATGTCACTAATGACCACAGCCTACCCAAAGGTTGTGTATGACAGGAACAGGGTTACAAGGTGGAGCAACGCAATAGGTGCTGCAATACCAATCAACGGTGGTGACGTAAACAACGTTGCAAAGATAATTGACCCTGCACAGATAAGCCCACAAATAGCGCAGTTCATCAAAATGGCAGAAGAAGATACAATGGCAAGCATGGGTGCAACTAGCGTGGCACTGGGCGAAGGCAAGGCTTACAACACCTCTGCCATTGTCGCACTACAGAAAGCGGCTGCAACTCCACATGAGATAACAAGGCAGAACCTGTACCAGAACATTGAGGACTTAGGACGCATCTACATAGATTTCATGGCTGAATACTACGGTGAACGCTTGATAGACGTACCGCAGGAAGCGGAAGAAGCTCTTGAATTTGCAGAAATGCCAACACCAACATTTGACTACAACACGCTGAAAGATATGCACTTCACAATCAAACTTGACGTTGGAGCTTCCGCATATTGGAGTGAAATTGCATCAGTACAGACGCTTGATAACCTACTACGGCTCGGCTTGATAGACGTTGTTGACTACCTCGAAAGAGTACCGGAAGGCTACGTTATCAAGAAACAAGAGTTGATAGATAAGCTCAAAATGCAGATGGCACAAATGCCAGTGCGGCCAGAACCGCAAGGAAGCGGAGTAACGCCAGAGGTTGATATAGGAGAGCAGAACCTTAACCGTATCGCACAACAATTTGATGCATAAGGGTATACCAACCTTTTGCAAATATATCTGACGTGACCAACCATAGTCACAAAGGAGAATGAACATGGATTTAGAGAACACACCAATCGTTGAACCTAATGCAATTGACGACATAAGCACAGCAGACTTTGAAGCATTATGGAACGACGAAACTTCCGACCTGACAGACGAGGTAGACCAACCAACTCTTGATGATGAAGAAGTAGCAGACGACGAGTTCACCGAAGAAGGTGAAACAGACGAAGCCGAACAGCCAGAAAGTTCTGACGAAACGGAGCAATCAGACGAACCCGAGAGCAAGGAGCCCGAACCCGAAGTATTCAAGATTAAGTACATGGGCGAAGAACTTGAACTCAAACGTGACGAGGTTATCCAGCTTGCACAGAAGGGCAAAGATTACGACCGTATTCGTAGCAAATATGACGAGTTTACAGCGTTTGCAAGTAAACACCCCACCTACAAGGAACAGGTAGAGTTCCTTAACGACCTTGCAACACAAAGCAACATGACGGTGGACAAGCTGATTGAGGAAACACGAATTAGACAGCTTGTAGACCAAGGTTTTGACGAAACGATTGCAAGAGAGAAGTATGCCTTAGAACAAGAGAAACGGCAGCTCGAGCGTGAGAAAGCGGGCATTGAGAAGCTAAAGCAAGCGGAACAAGCCACAGTAGCAGACCAAGAGCGGAGGGCAAAGGATATACAAGAATTCCTTGCCGAGTACCCATCAGTTACCCCAGCGGAATTACAAGGTTTAACTGATGTTTGGGCTGACGTTGCTAACGGCAAATCACTTGTAGACGCTTATCGTAAATATGAAAACAAGCAACTGAGAGAGCAGATGAAAGCACTTTCAGCAAAACTTGAAGCTGCGGAGAAGAACAAGGCTAACAAGGCTAAGTCAACAGGCTCAAGAGCAACATCAGGCAGTAAACAGACTGATCCGTTCCTTGAGGACTGGTATTCAGACTAAACAAGCCTATGGTCTTAAATATAGCCATAGGTCAATAAAGAAAGACGAGGGAAAAACAATATGGCTATTAATCTTGCAACAAAATATTCTCCCCTAATAGACGAGAGATTTAAGAAAGAGTCTATTACAAATGCCTACGCAGGCAATAAGTACAAATTTGACGGTGTACGTTCAATCGTTATCTACAGCGTTGACCCCGTGACTTTGAACGACTATAACCGTTCGGCCACAGCAAACCGCTTTGGTACTCCTACAGAACTTGGCGATACCACACAGACACTCACAATGTCGCAGGACAAGTCCTTTACTTTCACCATTGACAGAGGAAACGCTTCCGACCAGTTGAATATCAAGCACTGCAATCAGCAGTTGAAAACCAACTGGGATGAAGTTTGTACTCCTGAAATCGACAAGTACAGGATTGCTAAATGGATTGATGGTGCAGGTCTTGGTGCTGCCAGCTCAACCGCATTAGGCAAATCTACCGTAATTGAAGCGATTATGACAGGAAGCGCAGCTCTTAACAACAAACTTGTTCCGAAACGCAACAGAGCACTATTCATTTCCGAAACCGTCTACATAGCAACAAAACTTGCTAACGAGATTATCGGGATTGACACTCTCGGTGCAAAGTCGGTAACTCGTGGTGTTGTTGGTTACATAGATGGCATGGCCGTTGTGCCTGTACCAGACAGCTACCTCCCTGACGGCATTAACTTCATAGTTAAGTACAAAGACTCCACTGTTGACCCGCTGAAACTAAAAACTCTCCGTGCGCACATTAACCCTCCTGGCATTGATGGACACCTCGGTGAGTGCCGTTTCTACCATGACAGCTTTGTACTTGATAACAAGATTAACGGCTTGTATGTCCACGCTAAAAACGGTGCTTGTGCAGTTCCTACCGGTGACGCAGGAACTACCGCTGCAGGCAAGCTAACTCTTACAAGTACAACCAATGGTGCGACAATCAAGTACACAACTGACGGTAGCAATCCAAAGACTTCCCCAACTGCCGAAACCTATAACGGTAGTTCTAAACCTTCGCTCTCCGAAGAACCCGGTGTGCACATTGTCAAGGCTTTTGCTTCCAAGAGCGGTCTTGTCAACAGCCCAGTATTTGAGCTTACCTACACTGTCTAAACAGAATACAGGGGCGGCTAACCACCGCCCCTTACTCCAATAAGGAGGGCTACTATGGCAACAACTGCACAGCAAGTATTTGATATTGCAATCGGCTTAATGAGCGCCGATACGAACGGACAAACTGAAACGTCAGATACTCTTGAATACAAGAACAGGACATTGCTTATACTCAATGCCTTGCGTGGTGAACTGTACCCATACAGCGACACTTACGCACGTTCGGAAGACGGCACACGCCCTACAATGCTCCCAATCTCGGACTTTGATACTCCGATTAACTTAGACGATTATATAGCGCAGACGGTAATGCCTTACGGCTTGGCGGCGCATTTACTAATAGACGAAAACCCTACCGTTGCGGGCTTCTTTCAACAGAGATATGAAGAACTGTTGGACAAACTCGGCAACGCTCCGCAGGACTTTGAACAGATAGTTGACGTGTACGGTGGTATAGGACACTCGGAGGGTGGGCGGTGGTAACTGATGGCTAAAATACAAGCATCTGTAAAAGAGAAAGTATTCAAAATAAATAGATGGCTTGGTGTGAACGAAAGCCCTGACGGTGACACAGGCTTACGCATGGGCGAGGCATCTGTAATGCAGAACTTCCGAATTACCGAC